TTAAGGCTTCAAAATGCTATTGCTGCATGGAAGCAAAAAATTGCTGACGAACGAGCAGCAGCTGAAGCTGAAGCCGCACGGATAGCAGAACAAGAACGTTTAGCAGCTGAAGCAGCGGCAGCGATTGACGCAGAAACGTATACTAACCAAGCTATTGCAGCTTTAGCATCTACAGCACCAGAAGCCCTAGATACATTAGAAGAGTTAGCAGCAGCTTTGGGAGATGACCCTAATTTTGCTAGTTCTGTCACTACGTCCCTAGGTACTAAAGTAGACAAAATAAACGTTACAGGAGGCTCTGTAGGCTCTTCTACGGGCATTCCTGTAATTACCTATAATAGTCAAGGGCAAATAACTTCAGCGTCTGAAACAGGCATTACAGTAGGTAACGGGTCAATGACCGTTAACACTGGATCAGGCCTGGTAGGCGGTGCGCAACTAGGTACGGCTAACCAACAAACAAATACCTCTGTTACTATCAGCCATGCAGACACTAGTTCTGTAAGCAATGTTAATAATAGTGGAAATACTTTTATACAAGACCTTACTTTCGACAGTTTTGGTCACGTAACTGGGGCTACTTCTGGAAGCGTAACAGTAGGCGATGGTGCAATGACTGTTACTGCAGGTAGCGGTTTGTCGGGCGGTGGTCAACTAGGTACTGCAAACCAATCTGGTGCATCCAGCATTACTTTAAACCACGCTGATACTAGTTCAGTATCTAACATTGATACTTCTGGTAAAACAGTAATTGACGCTCTTACATTTGATACTTACGGTCACGTTACTGGCGCAACCTCACGTAATCTTGACTTTTACACTACAAGTGAAGCTGATGGTCGTTATGTAAATGTAACCGGCGATACAATGACTGGAGCATTAACAGCTTCTGGTGGTATCAACGGGCTAACATTAGCTAATGGTATTACTGGTACAAACTACAACATTACTGGCGTTAACCAACTTGAGATAGCAGATCCAGGTGAAGGTATTGTCTGGAAATCCGGATCTAGTGGTGACATGCTTCTCGCCATAGTTGATGACACATCAGATAGTAGGTTAAACCTTTCTGGTACTGGTGCATCTATGAGCATCAATAACCAACGTGTATTTGCAGACGATTACCACCCTAATGCTGACAAATGGACTACTGCACGTACTCTAAGCCTTACTGGAGATGTATCGGGTAGCGTAAGCTGGGATGGTTCTGGCAACGCATCAATGACAACTACTGTTGCTAACGACAGTCATAGTCATAGTAATTATTTGTTAAATACTACTGACTCTGAACAAACAGGTGATTTCGGAACTATATACTGGAATCAAGGTTCTGCTAGAGTAAATTCAGACCCTAGGACAAATGAACCAGGCTATGATTCTGATTTAACTAATATTCACTGGTGGTCTACTACAGCAGCAGGGGCTAATTATGGTCGTGTAGGTCATGCTCTGTATAATGGTTCTGCATATCAATACCTACATACTAAAGCTAATCAGAGCAACCTCTACATTAATAACAATGTAGTCTGGAATGCAGGTAATGACGGATCGGGTTCTGGGCTAGACGCAGATCTACTTGACGGACAACACGCTAGTTCTTTTGCTGCTGCAAACCACTCACATAGTTATTTACCTTTATCAGGTGGTACTATTACAGGTAACGTAACGCTTACTGGTGCAGATTCTGAAAACGCTTTAACGCTTACTGGTACTATGCCAACAATAGCGTTAATTGATAATGTTGATGATAACTTCTTCATTCATGTAAATAGCAACAATTTTTATATTTTGAATGATAGAGATGGAAACGGTTCTTACAATAGCTGGGAAGCACCTTATGCTTTACAGTTAGAAGCTGATACTAATATAGGTTATTTATTTGGCGATAGAATCTTTGACGAAGGTTACCACCCTAACGCTGATAAATGGACTACTGCGCGTAGCCTTACATTGACAGGTGATGTAACAGGTAGTGTGTCCTGGGATGGTAGTGCTAACGCTTCTATCACAGCCACTGTTGTAAATGACAGCCACAACCACAACCATTCTGATGGCAATTTTACAGTCAATGGGGATTTGTACGGTAAGGCCGTAAATGGTGCCTACTCTAGCATTTATAGAATGGGCGGTATTTACTTTACATGGGATTCAGATAGCTACGGAACTAATATTAACCACTCTATCCGTTCTACTTACGGAGATACGTATGGTGATGATATTACTATAAACTCTTATGGTAATGTCCGTATCAACATTGATAGTAATAATAATGGTGCTGATAGATTCGAAATAGGTCAAGGTACTACTGGTACTGGTAATGTCATCTTTACTACGGATGAAGCGGGTAATACTACTTCTACTGGTAGTTTACGTTCACCTATCTTCTATGACAGTGCTAATACAGCATACTACTGGAACCCTAACGACAGTTCTGCTCACAAGTTCCAGACGCCCAGTGGATATATCCACATTGGCCCGATGAATACGAGCCACTGTCATCTTCAGACTGACAGAAGCAACTTCTACTTCAACAAAGAGCTACGTGTTGATACGGGCGTAATTGGTTCATACAATGAGAACTTAATACTACGAAGAGCAGCTAACTCCGCTGACCAGATTACTGTAGCTTCAGGTTATTCAGTAGCTACAGGAAGTATGCGAGCACCACTGTTCTACGATAGTAACAATACAGCTTATTACGCAAATCCAGCCAGTACATCTTACTTCAACGACTTCCGTTGTGACATCATGTATGACAAGGATAATACAGCTTACTATGTACGTCCCGGTTCTACGTCTATTCTAAACGATGCTCGTGCTAACATTTGGTACAGCCGCAGTAACACAGGGTATTACAGCGATCCTGAAAGTACATCACGGTTAAATGCAGTAGATTTTAATAGTGGTACTCTCAGAGGTCCGTTAGTAGTTCCTACTGGAAACCGTGATGACGGTGTATTTGGTACATACGACTCATATAAAACCCAGCATATCTGGTCAATGGGTACTTCTTATCGAAATGCTGCAGATGGCTCTACTTTTGGTAACTTGTACGGTTTAGCGTACAAACACACCAACAATGCTACTGGCGGTAGTATGGGCGGAAGTCACCAAATGGTATGGTGTCAAAATGGCAGCGCTAAATGTTCTTTAGGCTCTAGTATATGGACAAGCGGTAACGTAACTGCTTACTCAGATATACGAGTTAAAACTAATCTTGAAATCATTCCTGATGCGCTTGAAAAAGTTAAGCAGCTCAACGGTTATACCTTTGATCGTACTGACGTTAAGTATGACGAGGATGGTGAGCCTTTAGTACCTATTCGTCAGACAGGCGTAGTCGCTCAGGAAGTCCTGAAAGTTCTCCCAGAAGCTGTTACCGGCGACGAAGAAAACCACTACTCCGTGGCATACGGAAACATGGTTGGTCTTTTAATCGAGGCGGTAAAAGAGCTGGACGCAAAAGTGAAAGACTTAGAGGCAAAACTCAATGGCAATTGAATATCGAGTGGTGTCAGTAGATCCAATCTACCGACGCGTTAACATCTGCTACAGCAAACCCGATACGCACGATGTTTATCGAAGCGTAGAGATCGGTGAAATTACGGAAGAAGCAATCAAAGCAGCAGCTGAGTACAACGCTCAGTTTGCTGTGGAGTACTGGCGTACACTAGAGTCTGCACCAATTATCCAGATGGATGCGAGTTACGCTTTAGAGTCGAAGCCAAAGCTTCGTCTTCCGTCTCCTTCTATTGACGGTAATACACATACTCTGCGTACTGCTGAAGTAGATAAGGGAGATTACATTGAAGTCTCTTACTATGCAGATCCATACACACCAGAGGAGATGGCTTTACAAGTAGAAGCTATGCGCCCAGATGTGTACCGCATGATTAAAGAGCAACGTGATTTTGAAAGCGAGTTACCCTGCAACAACTTCGATGTGAATGAGAAATCCCGAAATAGGATTTTATCAGTGATACAGAACTGGGATTCTCTGGGCTATGGCGATACTATTAACTGGATCATGGCAGATAATACGACACAGGCTGTTTCTAAACTTCAATTGTCGGATGCTTTAGTTCAATACGCTGCAAGACTGACGCAGTTGTTTGAAATGTACTTGGCTCGTAAAGAGCAAGTTGCGGCAGCAACTACACTAGAAGAACTATACTCATATGCAGGTAGGTACATTAGTCATGCTGGTCAGTAGTGGAGCAATATCATTATCCGCAATAGCTGGAGAGTTCGGAGGCAGTAAGCCTCATAGTATATCTGAGTTCCGTGGACTCCATCCTAATTTACCTGCGTCTGGTACAATCCGCCTCTCAAACTTTTATGGTACGTACAAAGCTGCAACTCCCCCTAAACTTATTTACTCTTACATAGGCTCTGCAGGCGGCACAAAAACAGCCACCATTAATACATCAGCACGTACAGACGTAGGCAACCCTCATGTAATTGTAGTGTGGCGGTATAGTGAGGCTGATAGACCAGAATATCCCGGCACACCAACGTTAAATGGCGTTGCCATGACGATAGATAGAATGTCTCCTCATTACTATAGTCAAGACGGAGGTAACCAGGCTATTTGGCGAGCTACAATAACACCGGATTCCACAACAGCTTTTAGTTTGTACACACCTGGTTCGCAATATGCAAACGGAGTAGAAATACGTGTGTATCTTGTAGAATTTGCGTACGGCAGAGGCGATATAGGAACCTACGGAAGTACGACTCCATCCACTACGGTATCGTGGTCTCCAACAAACTATGTGAATAAACCACATTGCATATTTGGCGTGGCTAGTCAGGGCAAGTTTCCGAGTAGCTGGAGCGACAGTAAATTTAACTCGGATATATCAGGAACCTCTATTGCGGCAGATAAGTATATAACTGGGACAAGTACCAGTTATGCAATAAGTGGGCAGATCGTATGTCTGTACTCACTGACTTACAACGACAATAACGTTTTAGCTGTATAACTAATTATAGGATGTTAAACAATGGCAATTACATATACTTGGAAAGTAACTGGTATTAAAACTAAACCAGATAGTGCAGCACCTGATGCTATTTACCAGACTTACTGGGAAAAGATCGGTACTGATGAAAACGGTAACGTAGGTCGCTTTGCAGGCGCTACTCCGCTACAGTTTGAAGAAAACGATGTGTTCATTCCGCTGGCTGAAGTAACTGAAGAAATGGTTATTGGTTGGATTCAAGAGCACGTTGTAGGTGATTACGAGCAACATGTGAATGACCGTATTGCTCAACAGATTGCTGAACAAGCCGTACCACTTACAGACTCTGCAATGCCTTGGGCACCTGTAGAAGAATAATTTGGTAAATATCTCTTTTAAAACGTATTTAAATAAGATACTATAGTTAGTACATATTACGTTTTTGTTTTATGTACTAACTTTAATTTATTTATAAGGAACGATAACAATGGCTAAAGACGAAAAGAAAACCATTACTATCAATGATAAAGAATACGACATGTCTACTTTTTCTCAGGAACAGGTAGCAATGTATAACCATATTCAAGACTTACGCCGTAAGCTAGATAATGCGTTGTTTAACGTAGATCAGCTACGAGTTGGTCAAGATGCGTTTATCCGTATGCTTGTAAACTCTTTGGAAACTCCTAAAGAAGATGTTGAAGAAAATACCGCTGGATAAGCAGTTACATTTCTTTTCAGGCGGTATGTTAGCAGGAATGCTCATGCCGCTTGGCTTAGAAGTAACTTTGATTAGTGTACTACTAGCTGGCGTAGCTAAAGAAGTATACGATGGGATAACAGGTCGTGGAACTCAAGAAGCACTAGATGCTTTTGCTACTTTTCTAGGCGGATCAGTAGTTGTTATAAGCACTATAGTACTGGAAGGAACCTGGTAATTAATATTAGTGTTTTTATAGTTTGCGTTTTTTGTTTGTTTAGTATAGATAACCAATTACTAAAATAATCTATTTTTGGTATAATACCTATAATTTTTAACCTACTTATAGAGATCTTATCGTGTCAGAAGAGCTAGATAGACGAATATCTCGTATTGAGCGTGAACAAGAACGCATGGAAGAAGTGCTACGAGAGTTAGTACTATCTACTACGCGTATTGGGGATTTGCTAGAACAACAACGAGCCGTTACTCCTAAAATAGATAAATTATCTGGTCAAGTACAAGAACTCCAAATTTCTGTATCTAACGCCCAACTTGTCCAAAGAGGTGTAGTTTGGCTTGGGGGTATTATAGGCAGTAGTGCTGTTGTTATGGCTATGTCTTTTTTGTTTAAGGTAACTTAATATGAGTATTCCTGATATCGGTAATTGGATAGTATTGTTTATATATGTAGTTATACTCTATAAATCTATACAAATATTTTTAAATATCCATAAAGCTAGTTTATACGGGGTTGTACAACCTTTAGTATATGCTTTTAGCGGTTTTTTAGCTTTACAGTCTGTAATTTTTATACTATTACAGATTGAATGGATTATAGAAGAAAATAATGATGCTATAACAGATATCGCTAGTTGGGGATGGATGTTTTATGATTATTTTAACGGGTTTTCTGTATTGTGTTTTGCTATGGCCCTAGATATCTATATTAACTGGCGTGTACCTGGGTCTAAACACAGTAGAAGAAGAGAAGACAACATATGATGTGGGCCCTAGTTGCTATATTACTTTCAAATAAAGGTGTAGGTGTACAGCCTGTAAATTTACATGATTCAATGGAAGATTGTTTCATGGCAAGAGAAGTAATGATGACAGCTATGCCTAAACCAAAATTAAACTACGAACTTGTCTGTATACGTACAGATGTGTTTGAAGGAGCATAAATATGTGGAGCGTACTAGCTAAAATATTTGGTAGTGGTGATGTTATCAGTAAAGGCATTGACCTTATTGATAATATGCATACAAGTACAGAAGAAGAGATACAAGCTAAGACTAAAGCTAAGACTGACATGCTTAACGCCTACGCTCCATTTAAACTTGCTCAGCGTGTTATAGCCTTTGCCTTTACCTTCGTATACCTAGCTTGCTTCTCCCTTGTGTTAGGCTTCACACTAGCTGAGAGAGCTACTGATGCTGCTATGGTTAAGCAAGTGTTAGAAGACTTTCAAATTGGATATGCAATGCTAATCATCTTAGCTTTCTACTTTGGTGGTGGAGCATTTGAGGGTGTTATTGCTAGCAAGGGAAAAAAGTAATGCAATTTTATGATGCACTGGCCATTATCTTAAAACATGAAGGTGGTTATGTTAACCACCCTTTAGACCCAGGTGGAATTACTAACCTAGGGGTTACTAAGCGTGTTTATGAAGACTGGGTAGGTCATGAAGTTGATGATGCTACTATGCGTGGTTTAGAACCTGCTGATGTTAGCCCTATTTACAAAAAGAACTACTGGGATAAAGTACGTTGCGGTGACTTGCCTAGTGGAGTAAATCTAGCAGTATTTGATAGTGCGGTTAATAGTGGTACTAGAAGAGCTGCAAAGTGGTTACAACGCTGTGTAGGGGCTGTAGAAGATGGTATTATTGGTCCTAAAACACTAAAAGCAGTTAATGAAGAAGATCCAGCTCAGCTTATTAACAAGTACTTAGACACTAGATTAGAGTTTTTACAGAGTTTAGGTATATGGAGTACTTTTGGTAAGGGCTGGAGTAGACGTGTTGAAGAAACTAGGGAGCTAGCTCTTAAGGCTTACCACGAATCTTTGTAATATTTACATTATCATGATTAAATGGTATACTGGAAACCATTATCCAGTAACTGATATGATTAAGAGTACTGAAGGAACATATGAAAGTTAAAAAAGCTGAATTGCTCAGTGCCCTAAAAGCTGATTTGAAGGCGTCAGAGATTCTCAAGCGAGAGTATGATACCGCTATTTTCAAATGGAAAGCTGAGTATAACGGAGAACCTTATGGCAATGAGCAAAAAGGTAAATCCGCTATTGTCTCTAGGGACATTAAAAAGCAATCGGAATGGCAACATGCTACTATTGTAGATCCTTTTGTCAGTACTTCTGATATTATTAAATGTACTCCTATTACTTTTGAAGATAAAGAAGCTGCTCGTCAAAACGAACTGCTGCTTAATACTCAGTTTTGCCGTAAGTTTGACCGCTACAACTTTATGTCTAAAGCAGTCAAAGTCCTTGACCAAGAAGGTACCCTAGTTATACAAACAGGTTGGGACTACGAAGACAAAGAAGTAACTACGATGGC